ATCTCCTCAAGCTTATACCTTGTAGAAAGAGTAACTGGTTACATGAGGGTTCAAGTCCCTTCTTGCCAACTAAACTTGGATATTAAATATATTTATATTATATTTATATCATACGGAAGCGTGGCAGAGTTGGTCGATTGCGCTAGTCTTGAAAACTAGAGATGTCGAAAGGCATCCGTAGGTTCGAATCCTACCACTTCCGCAAATTTAATTTTGTTTAACCTTTTAATAATAAGAAAATGAAAAAAATGTTTTTCGCTCTTGTTGCTGTTGTAGCTTTGGCTTCTTGTGCTCGTAGCACCGAAACCACTACCACAGATTCTACAGCTGTAGATACTACCGTAGTTGACACTACTGTGGTTGCTGTAGACACAACTGTAGCCGAGTAATCGGCTTAAAACGCTGTCTTAGCTCAATAGGTAGAGCAATTGATTTGTAATCAATAGGTTGTAGGTTCGATTCCTATAGGCAGCTCAACGTAATATCTACATAAGGTGATAATGTTTCACTGAAAGGACTACTGACTTTCAAGCAGGTCGCAACTGCAATCGAAAGGTAAGACACAGCTCAGTAGACTATGTTCAGGTCCCTGCTCTGAGGTGCACATCAACAGGTTATGGGGAACAAACCATAAGTAAAAACCGGAGATAAGATATTACATAAGCGAGAGTAGCTCAGTTGGTAGAGCATGACCTTGCCAAGGTCAGGGTCGCGAGTTCGAATCTCGTCTCTCGCTCAAAGTAAGTTGTTTCTTAATACTTAAAAAACTATGGAACAAATTATTTTAGCTTTCGGTTTAGGTATCGTATTGGTTACAGACATTGTCTTGGTCTATGTGGTACTACAGTCAAATAGAAAAGTTAAAGAATATGAAAATACTATTCGAAACTTTGAACAAGTCATTAATGATACTTATCGTACCATTGGTGAAACAGAAAATAACCTAAATGGTTATATCACAGAGGTAGATCGAAAGATCGATTCTCGAATTGATAAACTCGATGCTCGAGTTATGATGGAACTTGAGCGTTTTAAACAAAACTACATCAAATCTTATTAATTAATCGTTTAACCGAAACAACTTACTTAGAGGGGCATTAGCCCCTCTTTTTTGTTTATATTAAATTTTAATATCAAATCGCGGAGTTATGCGTAAACATTGCGATCGGTTAATATAAGCGCTATAAAAACATTTTAGGCGTATATTTATATACATGGATGTAAACAAAATATTTGGATTGTTTGATGCTTCAGGTGAGGGTTCTAAACCTTTATTTGACCATGAAAATGATATGTCTCATTTATTAGATGATTATAAAAATCATCCTTTATTCTGGGTGGGTATGTTTAAAAAATTAATTCACAACCATAATGTATTTAATAAAAAGATTATAAGTTTTTTTGAGCGATTAGAAGAAGATTTAGATTTATATGATGTAGAACAAGCAGGTGAATTTGTAGTTTTTAACAGAGCATGGTATTGGATATCTAAAATCACTCCTCAGGATAGGAAATGTAAAGATGCTTTATTACATTATAATGATGATTACCTTCTAACTTATCTCAAATTAACTATTCATTACTTCCAGGAATTTGAAGAATATGAAAAATGCGCACATCTCAAAAAAATATTAGATATTTGTGAAAAATGTTAACCTAAGCTTGGAGGCACAATATTACATTATTATATTTGGGATACGGGAAAAGGGAAAAAAGAAGATAAGAAAGAGATGAATGAAACGAGGGGGTAAGATGCCCCGGGGTATTAAAACATTATATAATATAGTTATGCAACATAGAGAAATTATTACAAGTAAATTGGAAAGAGCCGAGGGTGGCATTTCACAATTAGAATCACTTTTATCTAGAGGAGGTGATGTTCAATCATTTAAACAAATATTAAATCAATTAAAAGATTTAATCCAAGATACGAAGGATTATATTCAACGTGAACCACGTACACCTAACGAATATTAAAAATAAATAAAAGTTATGATTTTAAAAGCAGAACAAATTCAATCCAATTGGATGCAATTGATGACTTATATTGATAGTCATATTACCGGAGAACGCAAACAGAAACTTATCGATTTTTATGATAAATATCAAGATCGTATAATGTTAATGCCTGCTGCTCATAAAAAAGAATACCATAACGCTTTTCCTGGGGGGTATGTGGAACATGTAAATCGTGTTATTCGTTGTGCTCTTAAACAATATGATTTATGGGCTGATGAAGGAGCAGATATGACTACTTTTACCAAAGAAGAATTAGTATTTTCTGCTTTAAATCATGACCTGGGTAAAATGGGAGATGAGAATCAAGATTCATATATCCCTCAGGACGATAAATGGAGAAAGGAAAAATTGGGGGAAGATTATAAGTTTAATACTCAAGTTCCTTTTGCTTCGGTTCCCGATAGAGGTTTGTTTATGCTTCAATCTCATGGTATTCAATATACATTTAATGAAATGTTAGCAATCCAGACACATGATGGTTTATATGATGAAGCTAATAAAAAATATTTGATGTCATTTATGCCCGAACAAAAACCTCGTACTTCACTTCCATTTATTCTACACCAGGCAGATTTGATGGCAGCTCGTATTGAGTTTGAACGTGAATGGTTACCTAAATTTAAAGGTAACTTGGATACCTCAAATAAGAATTTTACATTGGGATCTAATGACAAGGCAAATGCCTCTAAAACAGCATTAAAAACCAAAGCTCTTGGTTCAATAAAAAGCGAAGGGCTTAAAAATATGTTAGATAACTTATGATAGCTATTACAATTATTTTATCGGTTGCGGTCGTAGTCTTAGGATTTACGACCTTTAACCTTTTAAGAAAAAACGAGAAACAAGAAGATATCCTTATGGGATATATGTCTTACTTAAACAAAATTTCAATGTATATAAGTGAGACAGATAAGCGACTAAAAGAAATAGACGCTAAAGAAACCTTCAAATCAGATGATGAAATTGGATTTTTCTTTGAACAAGTAAAAAATATCCAAACAGTTCTTAATAGCTTTAATATTAAAAATTTATAATATTATGGCAAAAAAAAGCAAAAAAAGCACAGGGGTGTATTTTACCCAAGAAACTGAGGATTATATTGTATTATATAACAAAACCTCAGATGCTGTATTACGCAGTAATATTTATAGAGAACACATCCATTATCCTTTCTTCAAATTAACAGAAAATATTATCCATACATTCAAATTCTATTACACAGAAGTAGATAATATTGAAGATTTACAACATGAGGTAATTACCTTTCTTTTATCCAAATTACACCTATTTGATCCATCCAGAGGAGCTAAAGCATATTCATATTTTGGAACTATCGCTAAACGTTATTTGATTCTTTCAAATCAAAAAAATTATAAAAAACGCGTTGATGCTGCCCCTATTGAGGTATTAGAAGAAGATGATAATCATTCTTATATCATTGATGATGTATCTCCCAATGATAATTTGTCTTTGTTTTTAAATGAATATGTTGATTATTGTACTAAAAATATTTATAAATTATTTCCTAAAGGTGATGATGCTGTAATAGCAGATGCTATTTTAGAATTATTTCGCAAAAGAGAAGATATAGATATTTTCAATAAAAAAGCCCTTTATATCTACATTCGTGAAATGATAGATGTTAAAACACCAAAGATTACCAAAATTGCAAATCAATTATACGACATATTTAAAATAAACTACGTTTTCTATTTAGAAAATGGTTATACAAAGTTTTAGTATCCATATTTATACCGGAACTAAACGTATGTATTATGTCACAATTAGATAGTATAGTATTTGGTAAGAAAAAATTTTCGGATATTCTTCAAGAAATTTACGACAACCAAAACGAGAAAAAAAGACAAGTAAGCGCCCTAATATCAGAATTAAAACCCTTAATTTCAGATATTGGTGACGCTACTTTGGTTGTTCCTTTAATTAAGGAATACTTAGAAATTAGTGTTAAAAATGATGAGCAGCTAATTAAAATGGCAACTATAGCTCAACGTGTTTTACAAACCCAAACAGCTGAAGGTGATTTCACAATCTCAGATGATGAGAAAGAACAATTATTAGCAGCAATGGAAGACCTCCAAATAAAGAAATAAATAATGGCTATATTTCAAGTAGGATTAGCAGCTCAAAATTACCAAAACCAACCTTCATTTGAAGGGAGTGGTGGGTTTACTATTGACCCTGTACGAGTGAAATTTACTTTCTTGGATATTGAAAATATAAAAAATAATTATCCTAGATTAGCTGAAAAATATGGAACTTATGATGCATTAAGTTGTATTTTATTTGATTCATTTCAAGATCCTACTTTAGAACCTATTGGGGAAACATTTGAAGATAATTTAGTTGAAAATTATAATTTTGCTAGACCTCTGTTTCCAAACATGAGGCAAGTCCCATTATTGAATGAAATAGCATACATAGTATCATTCCCCTCAGTTCGTGTACAAGACCCACGAAATATAGATACTAACCAAACAGATTATTACTATTTCCTTCCAATCAATTTATGGAACACAGTACATCAAAACGCATTTCCTGATCCTGTAGAAGAATTTACAGAAATGGAAAATCCTACTTTAAAGAAGGATGCTTATAATAATAATGCTGCTGGTTCAATAAAAAATACAACCCAACCACAATTCGATACTGAATCAATATCTTTAGGAAATACATTCCAGGATAAAGATGATGTACATAATTTACAACCTTATGAAGGTGATATAATATATGAAGGTAGATGGGGTCAAAGTATACGTTTTGGTTCAACTGTAAAAAATAAAAATCCATGGTCTGATTCTGGAAATGATGGAGACCCTATTTTAATAATAAGAAATGGAGCCGCATCTGTTAATACAGAACCTTGGGTTCCTGTTAATGAAAATATAAACCAAGATTCAGGTTCAATATATTTTGGAACAACACAACTAATTCCAATAACAGTAGGTTCCTCTAATTATGATAGTTATACATCAAATCCACCAACTATTCCAAATCAATACTCGGGTAGTCAAGTAATTATAAATTCGGGAAGGGTATTAATTAATAGCCAAACAGATCACGTGATGCTTTCATCTGGTCAGTCTATAAATTTAAATGCTGCTCAAAGTGTAAACATTGATACAGATAATGTTATTGTTCAAAGTAATAAAATGTATCTAGGAAGTAAAGAAGCCAATGAACCTTTATTATTAGGAAACGCAACAGTAGACGTTTTGAATTCATTAATAGATGTATTAAAACAATTTTTAGATATAACAGGAAATCCATCAATAATGATAAGCACTCCTGCTGCTACACCATTAGCACCTTTAAACGCAATTTCCCAAACAATATCTAATTCCTTATCCTTAATCCAAAGAGATTTAGAATCTATTAAATCCAAAGATAATTTTACGATATAATGGCTACTCCTAAATTCAACCCACCATCTGTATCACTTCCTAAATTTGATACTGCTAAAAAGGCCAAAGCTAAAGCAGCTAGGGAACAACTTAAACAAGAAAGATTAAATAAAAAAGCAGCAAGAGATAAAGCAAAAATAGAAAATGAATCTCTAATTGAAAATATCAAAAACAATGCTCCTAAAGCTGAAGGTATTTCCAAATTACAACCAGTAATAGCTGCTCTAGTTACTAAATTAGTTACTATAGTAAGACCTCAAGTAGAAGAATATGCAAAACAATATATATTAGAATATTTAAATCAATGTCCTCCGGAAGCAATTTCAAAAGCAATGTTATTTAAAGTTAATAATGCTATTGATGATTTAAATAAAATAGTTACTAATCTTAACAAAATAGGTCAAGTTCTTACTATAACATCAACCTCACTTACAGTTCTCCAAGGAATAGCAACAACATTAAATAGATTAATCCCAACAATTTCAGGGGTAACTAAAATAGCCCCCTTAGCCCCAGGAGCACTTGTATCCGTAAACGATGATTTAGATTTTTTTGCTAATAAAATTTTATATTCTGCTGATGGTACTCCAAGATTACCAAAAATATCTGGTGGTGTAGCAGGATCAGCTTTAATGATATCTGTATTTTCAAATATATTATCACCAATAGTAATAATATTACAAGAGTTAAGTGCAAAATTACAACAGTGTTTAC